TTCATTGCGCTTACTGTTCCATTCCTCAATCAGCCAACCAGTTTCGGCTTCCATCGCTATTCTCCGGCCGTCGCATGACGGCTAACAGTTCATTCCAGCCGACCGTTGCTTCGCAACGACGGCTAAATTCAGGCGTTAGCCCTTTTCGTACTGTCCGCGCCTGGTTGCGTTCGCTGTGTAGGTGCGGTTGAAGTCGTCTACTTCACGCTGGGTGTAATGATCATCGAGCATCGCGAGCGCCTTGCGGAGTGCCGTTCGCAAGTCACGTTTTCCCCAAAAAGTAACCGCTGAGCTGTCGTCGTCGCCAGGGTGGTGCATAAACGGCCCTTGGTGCTGCTGACCGTTTACAGTGGCGGGCAGCTCCAGATAGAACCGGAGGCCGGTAAAACGGTGGCCCTCGATCTCTTTGCCTATAATCTCAAGGCGGTCCGTCATTTCTTCCGCGTAAATGTTCACGCGCATTGCTGTTCTCCTGTTGGGCTAACTACTCATCCCCGTTGACGCTCGTCTTCGCTCGCGCAACTAAATTCAATCGTTGGGCTCGTCGCGTTTAACAGCTATCACCAGCGCAGTATCTTCCATAACCAGAATCACCGAGCCGCGCAAAAGCGCAGCCATAAGGAAGCGAAACCCGTTAAGCAAGCTGGGCTTAAAGGTCAGCTTTACGGTGCCGCGTGGAGGGTTCACAGCTATGTCCATGTCGGCCTGATAATCAACCACACCCGCGCCCGATCGCGCCGGGGTCATTCTCGGCGGTGAATTGCTCCCAATGCACCCAGCCCTGCTCCGGGCAATGAAAGCCCCATTCGCGCGCGTTGCGAAAGAAAATGAACAGCGTCCAGAACTGCGTGCCTGGCGCGATCTCGATGCGGTGTGCGAACCGGGCGCCGCGCAAGCGCACCTGCCCTGCCCTGATCACGCGCCGGCGATGGATGCCACCGGCATCAATGGTGTGCTCGATCGCGCTGCCACTCAGGGCGATGCTGATGCTGGCGGCGGGGTGATCGTGCAGCGCGCGGTCGTCGTCGCTGCGGCGGAAGCAATGCAGGTACGGGCGCGCCATCCACAACAGGGTGCGCGCGGTGCGGTCCCTGCGCGGGTCGGCGCTTTTGCGATCGCGCTTGCTGCCCAGCACGTACCAGCGCAGCAGGTAGGGCCGATCGTGGCCACCGATGATGAAATCCGCCGGCCGCTGGATGCAGCGCGCGATCAGCGTGTGCGCCAGCCAGGCCGTGATGCGCGGGCTTAAGTTCATGCCATCGCTCCCGTGCCGCGATAGGTCAACCCGACGCGGCTGCGCTGGCGCGCACGCCATGCCGGCGTATCCGGCAACGTGCGCAGGCCGTTCAAGAATTGGTGGAACTGCGCGCGCGAGAGCAGCTTGCTGCTGGCCACGCCGACCGCCGCCAGGCGCAGCCGGTAGTTTTCCTCGTCCAGCCCTTTGCGCGAGCGCGCGATCACGTGCACCAGCCGCACGCGCTCGCCGGTCATGCGCCAGCGGCGCCGGCGCACGGCCAGGTCAATGCCGCAGCACCAGCGCGCGCGGGTGCGCGTGTCGCACAGCGGGCATTGGCGCAGGCGCGGCTTCATGCGTTAGCCGACAATCTCAATGCCGCCGTGGCAGGCGGCGGCGATTCGTTCTCGGCGATCACCGGATAGCCTCGCCAGAGCAGCGGGTTGGGTGAAATGGAAAGATGCTTCTTCGTCCATTCCACCAACTCGCTCTTGGTTTCGACTGAAAGTCTTATATAGGAGGGTGGCGTCTTCCCGCAGACTTCGCGCATGTAAGTGTGAAGCTGGTCCGCCCTCTGCAGCCTGCTCAAAAGCGTCTTCGGCAGATCAACGGATGAGAGTTCGCATTCCTTGGGTTCAATGGATTGCTTCACGGCTCACGCCCTCCGCTTGGCCGCGCGCCGCCCGCTGTCGCGCAGCACGCGCGTGCTGCGTCGCCGGCTCAGCGAATACAGCGCCACCGTGCAGCGTTCGCCGCGGCGGTTGGGCACCTTCACCAGCGCGGTGTCCACCGGGTAGCCGATCGCGCGCAGTTCGTGCACGCGGCTGCTCACGCAGGTCATGCCGATCTCGCGCTGCAGCTGCAGCGTGGTGTGCGGGCCGCCGCGCAACGCGGAAAGGATGGCCGCGCAGTGCGGTGAAAGTGGAAGGGTGCTCTTGCGCATTTCAGTTCCCCCAATCGAGACAACCGGGTGTGGAGCAAAGGCCGCTGGTGCCGCGCAGTTGCCCGCGTGCATCCCAATGGCCGGTGAGGGTGACGCTGCCCTTGCGGCAGTGCGTGCATTTCCAGCGCACTTCCCGCAGGCTTGCGCGCTTCAGCCGCGCCTCGAACTGCATTTCGTGGCGGATCCGCGCGCCCTTCTCCGCATCGCTGTGGCCGGCGTAGCGCGGGCCTTCGGCCACCTGCGCGTTCATGCAGCTTCCTTGACGCGCGCCAGCCGCGCCGCGCGCTGATCCAGTGCCGCGTCACGCCGCCACTGCCTGATCATTTGTTGCTTCCGCTCGTCCACCTGCCAGGGCGGCGCATAGCGATCTGCCCAGCGCAGCATCCGTTCCTGATTGCTCGGCGCGCGGGTATCGTCAGCGCGCCGTGGCCACCGGATCACCAGCCCCGCGCCGATCACGAAGCCCACCAGGATGATGCCGAGCTGCAATGCCGTGTTCATAGCGGTGCTCCTTGCGCGAGGCGCTTGTAAACCTCCAGCCAGCGGTAGGCGGTGGCGCGCGACACTTCAAAGCGCGCCATCACGTCCTGCACATCCGGCGCGCTGCCGCGGTGGCGCGCCCACAGGTAGAAGGTCATGCCCTTCTCGAAGTTGGCCGAACACGCAGAGCGGCGGCGGCGTTGTTCGGCGCGCCCCTGCTGCGCGTTGGCGCGCGAAGTGCGGCGGAAGGAATGCAGCAGCCCGCCCCAGATGGAGCGTTCCGCCGGTGCGGGCGTGGCGATTGCATTCATGCCGCCGCCCTCCCCTCGTCCGCCGGCGCGCCGCCGGTGTCCAGGTCGCATTGCGTGCGGATCTGGTGGCGCAGGATTTCATCCGCATGCGCGCCGTAGATGTTCGCGGTGGTGGCGCGGTTGGCGTGGCGGGCCATGCGCTGGCCGGCATCCAGTCCGGCGCGATCAATAACGTCGCCGATGCGGCGGTGTCGCAACAGGTGATAATGCATGCGCGGCAAGCCCACCGCCGCGCCCCATGCCTTGATCCGGTAGTGTGCCATCTGCCGGGTGATGCGCCGGCCGCGGTTACTCACGAACAGCGCACGCTCATCGGCGTGCGCCAGCTCGCCGCGCACCGCCAGCCATGCCTCGATGTATTCCAGCGTGCGCGCATTGATGCCCACCTGCTCGTCATCGCCGCCCTTGCCCACCACCTGCACCATCAGCCGCCGCGCATCCAGATAACTGCGCGGGGTGTGGCGCGGGTCGAACAGATCCAGCCCGATCACCTCGCCCACCCGCAGCGCGGTGTCGAAGGTCAGCCGCAGCATCGCGCGGTCGCGCAATTGCAGCGCGCCGTGCGCCGGTATCGCATCAATCATCGCCAGCAGCGGCTCGCGCTCCGGTGCGATCACTCGCTTGATGCGCGTGCGCACGTGCGCATCCTTGGACGGGTCGTGATCCAGCCAGCCCTCGATGCGCGAATGCCGCACCAGCCCGCGCAGCACCGACAACTTCTGCGCCTGCGACCGCGCGCACAGGCCGCGATGCGCCAGGCGATCCAGCCAGCGCTCCACCATCCGCGCGCCGGTCAGCCCGATCAGGCGGATGCCTTGCGTCGCCTGCGCGAACTCGGCGAAGTCGCGCAGCGCCACGCCGTAACTCACCAGCGTGTTCGGCCGCGCGCCGCGCAGCTGCAGGCGCGCGAGGAAATGCTGCGTCGCCTGCTCGATGGTCACCGGATGCACCCGCGCACCGGCCAGCGTGATCACGTTGGAAGTCATGCGGCACCCGCCTCGCGCACATTGCGCAGGCGTCGGCGTTCGCGCGCGGCTTGCGCGGCGCGCATGCGCAGCACCGATGCATCCGGGCCGTGCTGCAGCCACGGCTTGGGCGGCTTGCGCGCAGCGCGTGCCGGGCGCACCTGCAATGCGTTGCCACCGATGCCGGTGAACAGCATGCTCAGCGCGATCGAATTCATCATCAGCGGGTTGCGATTCATGCCGCGCTGCCTCCCTGCCCTGCCCCGTGGCCGCAGGTGAACGGCGGCGCATCGCGCTTGCCGCCCTCGATCAGCGGGTAACGGGTGAGCTGGTTGCGCAGCGCGTGGATCCGCGACAGCGGCGCGGTGGGGTACCAGCGCATCAGGGCGCGTTCGCCGACGCGGCAGCGTCAAGGGCTGGCGCGGCGCGGGTTGTCTTGCTAGATTGCGCATGCACTTCTCCTGTTTGGAAGTGGAACGACCTATACCAACGCCCGCGGCAGCCACCGCGGGCGTTGTCTTTTGCGAGAAATTTATGGGGCAAATGCCGTAATACATGCCGGGCGCTCCGGAAGTGACCGGGTGGTTGTCAGCGCACAGGGGTACGCCGACATCCACCGACCGGGGATCGGCCACCCGGTCACTACCGCAACGCCCGCGCAACCGCTGCGCGATGCCTGCCATCAACTGCACTATTCCGCGCATGGCGCTGCCTCCCTGGCGCGCGGCACCGCGCACACCCGGATGCTGGCTTCCATCGTCACCAGCAGCGCCTGCAAGCCGGCGATGCTGGCCAGCGCTTTCGCCGCCAGCGGCGCGTCGTCGGCGGCAATGCGGCCGTCGGCGAACATCGGCGCCAGCGCGATCATGGTTTCGCCGGCGTCGCGCGCCAGCTCGCCCAGATGAATCGTCTGCTGCAAGCCTTCATGCGTCGGCCGCGGTGCCGCCAGCAGCCCATAGCGGCCGGCCAGGTCGGTAAGGCACGCGCCGCGGAAGGGTTCCGGCAGCGCCAGCACCATGGCTTCCTCCACGTCCACCGGCACCCGCACGGTGCCGTTCAGCAGCCGCTTCACCAGTTGCGCATTGGCCGCCTCGTCGGCGTAGGGATCGCGCGAGGCGTGGAATTCCAGCGTGCGCGCATGCAGTGGCGTGCGCTGCAGGTACAGGTCCGCCACCGCCTGGCCGTAACCGCGCTGGGTCAGCGCGCTCTTGCGCAGCGCCATGTTGACGTGATGCACGATGCAGCCGGCGCGGGTGTCATGCATGGTGGCGCGCCTTGATCTCGGCGCACACCTCTTCGCGGATGATGTCCGCGCGCGTGGGGCCAGCGGCGGCGCAGCTCCAATCGCCAATCCATATCGGATTGCTTTTCGCCGGCCGATCGCCCGCCCGCCGGCGCGCCGGCAGCGTGCCCAGCGCGCTGTCCGCACGCAGCAAGCCTTCCTCGGCCGCCGCGTGGCACATGCCCAAGCGGGACGCATCGCTCGGCGCTTCGGTGGTGACGTGGTGGATCACCTTGCTCAGCGCAGCTTGCGTCTCGCGCAGTGCGAATTCCAGATCCGCCGCGCGTTGCAGCACCTGCAATTCCAGCCGCACGGCCGGGTTCACCGGCGGGGTGCCTTTCAGCGCCGCCGCCGATTTTGCCTTGCGCAGGGGCCGGCTCATGCCGCACCTTCGGTGGCGGCGCCCGCCATGCGTGCAGCGGCGGCCACCTGTTCCAGCCGCGCCGCTTCCAGGTCGTCGCAGATTGCATCCGGGCTGCGGCCCAGCCGCCCGGCGCGGCAGGCGATGTCCTGCGCGATATTTTCCAGCGCCTCGTCCACGCTGCGCAGGTTCAGCAGCCGCGTGTGCGCATCGCGCAACGCCAGGATGGCGTGCGCTTCCGCGTGCGCCTGTTGCGCGAACGCGCGGCGATCAGTGCAAAGGGGCATGTGACACTCCCGGGTCAGGCAAGGTGGTTTCAACCGCGGCAGGCTGCGTGGCAAAGGGCAGCTGCGCGAGGTCGTCGTGATGCGTTGGCAAGTTCCACAGCGTGTTGATCGCCCAGCGGGTCTTGCCCGTGGGGCTGCGCACGCCGTGGTCGGCAAGGTTGGCCTGCACCATGCGCAGGCTGATGCTGCTGCGGATCTGCGCCACGATCATTTCCCGCCAGCGCCAGGTGATCGGGTCGCGGAACAAGCGCCCTGCCCGCTCGATGCAGCCGTAGGGCACGCCGCCGTACACCCGGCCGGCGCCGCGCAAGGCGGTGTTGCATTCGGTGGCGCGCTGCACCGCCAGGTCGCGCTCGTACTGCGCGGTGATCAGTTGCAGCCCCAGCGCCAGCTTGCCCGCCGGCGTACTGGTATCGATGTTCTCGCTGATGGAGCACACGTTCACCGCGTTGCGGCGAAAGGTGCGGTTGAAAAAGATCATGCCGTCGGTGGCGTCGCGGAACAGCCGGTCCAGCCGCACCACCACCACGCCCTCGGCTTCGCCGGCGCGCAGCGCGCGGATCAGTTCCGCACCGCCCGGCCGCCGCGCCAGCGGGATGCTGGCGGAAACCCCCTCGTCGGCGATCACCCGCACCAGTTGGTGCTCATGCAGCGTGCAGAACGCTGCCAGCCGTGCCGGCTGCTGGGTGAGGCTGTGGCCGTCCTTGGCCTGGTCGTCCGTGCTTACCCGCACGTATGCGATCAGGCGCATGATCTACGTTCCCCGGTGGATCCCCATGATGTTCATTCAGGCCGCCTGCCCTTCCGGCAACGGGTAGATGGCTTCGAAGCGCAGCCCTTTCAGCAGCCGGCACAACCGGATCGCGTTACGCGGGTCCGGGTCGTACTGGCCGGTTTCCCAGCCGCACACCGTCGCCTTGGATAGCCCCAAATGGTCAGCGACCTGCTGCTGCGTAAGGCGCGCTTTGTGACGCTCGGCGCGGATGGCGCTGGTGTGGATTTGCTGCATGGGCCAAGTATGGAGCTGCCTTCCGACATTTGTCAAGCAATACCTAACGACAAAAGATCAAGCGTTCCCTTACATTTCGCGCCGCAGGGGGCGAGGCGTGAAAAAGTGCAAACTTTTGGTCAGCGGGTGCGCGCCGCGCGTGATGCGATGGGGCTCACACAAGAGCAGCTCGGCTTTGCCGTAGGCGTTTCCAAAGCCTCTATCTCCGCATGGGAGAATGATCGCGAGCGGCCGGGCTTCGACAACCTGCCGAAGCTGCGTGCTGCGCTGCAGGAATCACTCGACGACCTGATCCTCGGATTCAAAGAGGCGGCGCTCACCGCGCGCGCCGCTATGAACCTGATGGAAGGCAAGCCTCCCGATTATTTGCGCAATGAGGATTCGCGCTGCGCGCGCGATGAAAAGGAATACTCCGCCCTGCGTCGTTTCCGCGCGCTCACCGGGAAGAAAAAGGAATCGTGGCTGGAATTGCTCAAGCCAGAGCGGTAGGCTGCGTCGGCAACAGGGGGTCTCATGAAAGTGCTCGGCGTCATAGTCGTTGTGGTGGTGCTCGGTTTCATCATCCTCGCTGCGATCGGGTCCACCATGCCCCCGCAGCAGTCGAGCAACGATCAAGTCATCCAGCAGGAAATAGATCGGCTGGCCGATCTATGCAAGAACGGGCACATGGAAGCGTGCGACCAGGAACGTACGCTCGCCACGCTGCACCAGCAAGCCCAAGCGGGCGGAGTCGCGCAGCCATGAAATGCATCTGGACGTCTATACTGCTGATCGCAGCACTGGCCGGCTGTACGCCTCAGACATGGGCCAAGCCGGACGGCAACGCCTCGCAATTCGACACCGACAAGCAACAGTGCATCTACCAGGTCAATCTCAGCCCGCAATCCAACAACCCGTTCATGGCTTACGAGCTGGTGAAGGAATGCCTGCGCGCCAAGGGGTATAGCCAACAATGAAACGCATCGTGACGTCCATCCTTCTGATCGCAACGATCGCCGGCTGCTCCACCGCGCCGGTCACTTCGCAGAACGCGCAAGCGGTGCCGTCCGCGCGCATCTATCAGCCGGCGATGATCGGCGCGGCGACCGATGCGCAACAAGGCACCGTGGTGTTCCTGCGCGATGCGGGCTTCCTAGGCTCCGGCTGCAGCCATGACGTGTACGTGGACAACGTCAAGGCGTTCGCCATCCGCCATGGCGAAGAGGTCAGCATCCATCTCGCGCCCGGCGATCACGTGTTCCGGCTGGAGACCGGCGGCGGCTTGTGCCCCAACATCTCCACATCACAGGAAACCATGCTGGCCGCCGGGGAACGCGAAGTGTTCCGCATCCTGATCCCGTCGGATGGCAATCTGCGACTCACGCGCATCCAGTAAAAGCTACGGCCGCGCGCGGCGGCCGTAGCGGATCACATCAGGCAAACGCGAACCCTATCGTATCGCGAGGCGGCCCGGTCGGCTGGTGCGCATGCACGCGCCACTGCGCCAGGCGCGTGCGCACCGGGGCCGGCACGAACGCCACCACCACCCGCGCGATCGGCGCGGCAACCTTGGCCACCCAGTTGTCGGCCAGCCTGCCGAACAACCAGCGGAACAGCGACACGGCGAACAGGGCAATGCCCAGCGCCAGCAACATCAATCTCGATGGCAATTTCACGGCTTCCTCCTTTGTTGCGGTTGAAAAAGTTTTTCAATCGCGCGCGGCACTCAACGCGCCTCACGCCGCGATCGGCAGTTCGCCCTTCAGCATCAGGGTTTTTTTCGGGTTGTTGGTGGCGCACAGGATCGCGGTGGTGTAGCGGTGCGCGGGCATAGCTACGCCCGCCAGCGCCTGCACGCAACAGTTGGGCGCGATGGTCTTGGTGCTGCCGTCGCGCAAGGTCAGGGTGACTTCCGCGGCGTTGATCGCCGGCGCGGTCACCACGGTCTCCGGGTGCGGGTCGTCGTCGCGCTGCACGGTGACCTCGGTGGAGATGATGTTGGTGAGGAATTCGCCCTCGGCCAGATCATCGGTGGCGTCGAAGGTCAACACACGATCTTCGCTCGCGTCTTTCTCTTCAAACAGGGGCGTGGCCATGGCGGTGCTCTTGACGTAGAAGGCACGGTGGGGGAGCGCGGCATAAAACGCGCGGTGCGGCAGTGATGCATAGAACGCGCGCGCCGGCAGCGCGGCATAGAACGCGCGGTGCGGCAGGCGGGCATAGAACGCGCGCCGTGGCAGGCGCACGTAGTACAGGCCATCCGGCACGTAGACCGTGGGCGGCTGGATCTGGCCGCTGGCCGCAATGGCCGGCAGCGTGGCCGTGCCCTGCGCCGCATTCGTGGCCCGCAGTGCGCCGGTCGCGCGCAAGGCTGGCAGCGCGGCCACGCCCACGGCGTGATTGATGTTGATCGGTGCGATCGCACCGCGTGCGACGATCGCGGGCAATGCCGCATCGCCGCTGATCGCGGCCTGCGCGGAGAGCGCAGCATGTGCAGCGATAGCCGGCAGCGTGGACGTGCCCTGCCCGGCATTCGTGGCCAGCAGTGCGCCGGTCGCGCGCAAGGTTGGCAGCGTGGCCACGCCCACGGCGTGATTGATGTTGATCGGTGCGATCGCACCGCGTGCGACGGGTGCCGGTAATGCCGCATCGCCGCTGATCTCCGCCTGCGCGGAGAGCGCAGCGTGTGCAGCGATAGCCGGCAGGGTTGCGTGCACGGCGGCGGGGTTGCTGGCGGCCAGCGCGCCGCGTGCACCCAGCCCCGGCAGCATGCCGCTGCCCGCGGCCGTGGCCAGCATGACCGCGGCACCGATCGCGGCGATGGCCGGCAGCGTGGACGCGCCGGATATGGTGTTGTCGGATGGCGGCGCGGCCGGTGTGTATGCAATGCGGATGACGCCGGGGGCGCCGCTGCCCGTTCCGCCGCCGCCGCCGTATAGCCCGCCGCTGTACCCACCACCACCACCACCACCGCCGGAACCCGCGCTTCCCCACTCTGTTCCGTTGCCGCCCTTCGAGTATGAGCCGCCCGCGCCACCGAAGCCCGCGTCGCCCGAGCCGCCTACGCCACCAGAACCCGGATTGCCGTTGCCGTGCGGCCCCGCCGCGCCACCACCAGAGCCGCCGTGTCCTAACTGCCCAGTGCCGCCTATGTATACCGTATCGCCGACGCTCGTTCCGGCCGTTGCCGAATTGCTGCCACCAGCCGCCATCACGGTCGTGGTTGAGTCGAACCACGTTGGAGCGCCGGGGTCGGAGCCAAACCCCGTTCCGCCGCCGAAGCCAACCGAATAGCTTATGGATGCTCCGGGCGTAAGGGTCAAGTTTGAAATCTTGGCGTAGGAGCCACCGTTAAATTGCCCCGGACTCGCGCGATCACTACCACCACCAATACATTCGACCGTGTTGTCGGCCGAGTTCCAATCGCTCGGCACGATCCATGTGCCCGCACCGACCGTGGTGAGAATGACGACAGTGCTCACGGCAGCTCAGCCCATCACACCGCGTTCGGGACGGGCTGCGTGGCGGTGTAGCTCCAGTCATCGGGCACGCCGACCAGCAGGTTGCAGTTGCCCAGCTTGAATTCGTAGAGTTGGCCGGCGCCCACGTAATCCCAGGTCACGTTGCCGTCCACGATGCCGTTGCCGACCCCGACGGGCGGGCTGGCCGCGCCGGTCTTGGCATCGCCCGCCACCGCCGACGCACGGTAGGTATTGCCGGCGTTGCTGCAGTATTGGCCCACCGCGGTCTGGTTGCTGGCGATGTGGTCGCTGCCCACGCTCAGGTCGGCCACGGCGGTCACGCCATCGCTCTTGTAAACCCGCACGAAGGTGCACGCGCCGTTCGCGGCCGGCGCAAAGCTGGCGGCGGAGAAACTGGCGACGGCTTCCATCGCCACGTCGCCGGCGTTGTAGGCCGGCGCACCGAATGCGGGGTTGTTGAAGACCGCCGTGCACAGCGCGGTGTTGCCGGCCAGCGCGGTGCTGACATTCGCCGGGCGCGTACCGGACAAGGCCACGGCGCTGCCGCCGTTCAGCAGGGCACACCAGGCCGCCAGCGCGGTGCCGATCGAGGATTGTGAGGGGTTCATGCTGGGCTCCGGATCATGGGGTTGTCACCACTTTCAAATTGAATTGCCGCGACGGGCTCTCGGATCGCGATCGGCGATCGCCTTACCCCGCATATCCACCGAGGGAGACGCGGCAAACCTTTACTTGCGCGCGGCGCAGATCGTCGGATCCTTCGGCGGCTTCCAGCCGCATTGCGCCACGCCCCAGCAGTTGTAGGCCAGCAGCTGGTCCCAGTCCTTGGCCACCAGCTTGGATTGGTCGCTGATCACGATCGGCTTCTGCCCGGCGCAGCGTGCGGGGCGCAGTTGCGCCGCAAACGCCGTGGCGTCAGCCGCGGTCGGTCCAGCCGCCGTCGCGCATCCGGCCAGCAGCAGAATCAGCGGGAGCATCCACGCTCGATTCAGCGCCCGCAGGTTGCTTGAGTTTCGATACCGTGTCATCGGCCTGCTCCCGTGCCTGTTGTGACGCGATCGCCTGTTGCTGCACGGCGATCGTGTCTTCGTCCCGCGTCACACGCGCGGCGGCGTCCGGCTGCTTGCCACCGCCGAACAGCCGGGCGAGCAGCGCCTTCAGCGCCACGCCGCCCAGCTGCTCGGCCAGCCATAGCAGCAGGCCGCCCATGCCTCAGGTCGTGGCCGGCGTCGCGGTGCTGCCGTGCTTGAACAGGCCGGTGGCGTTGGCCAGCGCGACTGCTGCGTTGATGGCCGGCGTCACGATCGCCTTCAGCGACTCGATCGCGTTGAGGTCGTCTTCGGCCGCGCCCAGGTAGCTGTTGATCTTGGCCGATACCGCGGCCAGCTTGGTGCTGCCGGGCTGGCCGGCGAACTTCTGCTCGATGTCCTTGACGGTGTCGTCAATGACGGTGAAGAACGTCGGTGCAACCTGGAAGGCCAGGGCAACGCCTGAGAGGATCGCGCTCAGTTTCATGGTGTACTCCGATGGGATGACGCCGCTTTTCCCGCTTCCGCGGTCACCTCTGCGACGTTGGGCTGTGCGGCCGGTGGGGCCGATGCGATCACGTCCTGCGCGCGCTCTGCGCTGCGCGAGGATCCGAAGTAGAAATCGAACACGCCGGAAAACTTCGTCACCAGCGCACCCAACAGGAACCACAGGAACTTCTCGTTCGCCTGCGGCAGCGTGAAGATGCCGGCATACACGGCGAAAAAGCACACGCTCGCCACGATGATGATCGCGAGCACCGACTTCACGGATTCGCCATCGCGCGGCAGCGGGCTCACTTGGGCCACTCCCGCGACTTCGGAATGCTGGCATCCTCGATGCGGCCGAGGCGCCGCTCATGATCGGCCTGCACCTGCTGCATCGTGGCCACCTGCTTCTGCAGTTCGGATGTGCTTTGCACCTGGGTGGCCAGGTCGGAGAGTTGTCCGCGCATCACCGCGACTTGCGTGGTCAGGTCGTTCACCGCGCTCGCGGTCTTGTCCTGGCCGTCAATCGCGCGAATGCCGATCCACCCGACAATGCTCACCAGCAGCCCGATCAGGATGCGCAGCGCCCAGCGCTCGAACGTGCTGGGCTGGTAGTGCGTCACTTCGCGCGGGAGTTCGCTCACGCGGCCGCCCCGGTTTCGATGATCATGGCCAGCTTCTGTGCGCGCGCTGGCGTCTCGCGTGCCCAGGCCGAATCGAGCATTGCGGCGGCGGCGGCGTTCCACTCGCCGCGATCCAGCGCGGCCAGTGCTTGATGGAATTCCGCGACGCCGGCCAAGCCCATCTGGAACACCATTTCCACCAGCACACCCTGCCGCACCGCGTCGAGCTTCCGGAACACTGTCAAGGTGGCTGCAAGTTTCCGCGCGCGCGCCAGATCGTTGGCGAACAGGGTGTCGTCTTCAGAGCCGCTGATGCCGCCTGGCGCGCACAGCAGCCGCCCGCGCCCGATGGTCGGGTTGCCGATCACGTGCGAGCCGGCCACGATCGGCTTGCCGGTGGCGTCGTCGTAGACCACCCGCACGTCGCCCTCGTCGAGCGCCACGCGGCAGGTCGGCGTGGTGGCCTGGCAGGCATCGCTCACGCGCACGCCCTCCACGCAATGGGAGCGGGGGCGCGACTTGAACGCGCAACCTCCAGGTTATGAGTCTGGTGATCTGCCATTGATCTACCCCGCTGCATGACGGGTAGATACCGGCTTGTAACGCGCGCGTCACCCGTAAGCCGCGCGTTACAGCAAGCTGGCCAGATCCGTCACGTCGCCGGCACTGGCCACCGCCGTCAGTGCGTGGCGGATCGAGCAGTTGGCGCGCAGGTCATCCGCCCATGCGATCATCGGCTCGCTGGTGGTCTGGGTGCCGCCGCTGCCGTCCGGGCCGGTCACGTCCACCATCGTCGGCGGCTCGCCCAGCACCAGCAATACATGTTCGCGACTGAGCGCCGGCGCGCCATACGTCGCCATCTGCGTGGGCGAACAGGTATGCCTGGTTTCGGTCACCACTTCATCGGCGTGCGGCGAAAGTTGCGTGGTGCCGTCGGCCGAGATCGCGCGCGCCCAGGCATGGAACTCCGCGCCGGCATTGTTTTCCAGCCAGCGGATTTCCACACCCACTGCCGCGTCGGCGTTGATGTCGGTGAGGTTCACCGCCACTTCGTTCGGCCACAGGCCCGGTGCCACGGGTTGCGCATCGTCCGCGCGCGGCGCGGGCTGCGGGGCGAGTTGGGTATAGCTCATGGCTTGCTGACCCCATTGTGCGAATAGATGCGATGCGCGGGATCGGCACCGGCCGCGTAACTGATGCCGCCGAAATGGAAGAAACACACCGGGCGAATGCCGATCGGTTCCACGCTTACAACCGTTTCAAGCCCGTGGTCGGTCAGCACTTGCTGCCCAAGCATCTGGGGCGCGCGCAACTCGCGACGATCGGGTGTATCGAACGGCGTGGTGATGCCGCACTCCAGCACCGCGCCGCCATCGGTGGTGAGGCACACGCATTCGGCGTCGTGGTATTCCACGCTCAACAGCCGGCGCTTGAATGTCTCGATGCCGCGCGTGGGCAGATCACAGCAATCGAACAGATGCCCCGGCTGCGCCTCGGCAGCCGGCGTGTCCTCATCCACGAACATGCCCGCGCCCACGCAGAAGCCGCCGCCGCCGCCGCCGCCGCCGGTGCCGCCGCCGGATGCGGCCACCGTGACGGTGGCATTGCCGATGTTCACGATGTCCGGGAACTGCGCGAGATCGGAAACATTGGTGGTGACGTGCAGCGTCTGCGAACCGCCCGCGCTGATTGCGTCACGGTAATAGAGGTAGTACGTCACCGTGGTGCCGCGCGCCTGCGTAAGGCTGCCGCCAGCGGCGTTGTAGGCGACGTTCAATCCGCCGCCGTAGTTGGTGAATGCGGCGACCGAGAATGTCACGACGGCGGGGGATGCTGTGCTGATGGAGTACGTGATCGGCGAGGTGGACAGCACCGAGCGAACACCGGCCCAGGTGATCGGCATGATGCCATCTTGCGTGCGCACCTTGCCAAGCACCACGTCGTCCACGTTGAAGGCCGTGCCGGCGGCGCCGGTGGTGCGAAACACGATGAAAAAATAATCCGCGCCGGCCGGCACCTGTACCTGGCCGCCGGTCAGCGCATAGCCGGTCGCGCTGCGCGTGCCGGCATCACGTAGCGCAACGAAACCCGTGGCTGAACTCCAGAACTGAAATGAGGCGCTGATCCCTGCGGCCGCCCCGTATATCTGTGCCGCAAGCAAATACACATCGCCGGGGCGACACTTGTATTTGCGGGTGGAAATAACGCTGCCCTGCCCCGCGATCGTGGTCACCACATGCAGGCTCTGCGCTCCCGCATAGGCGCCCGCCGCGGTGGTGTAGCTGAGCGTGGCGCCGCCGGATGCTGCCCATCCCGGCGGTGGCACGGTAGTGGCCGCTTCAAACGCGGCGTTGTCCACCACTTCCGAATCGGAATACTGCACGCCGCCAATGCGGATCGCGCCATCGGGCACTTCATCCATCGAATTGGCTTGCCGCGCCAGCGTAACGCCGGTGAATGCATAGCTGCCGACCGTGTGCGCACCGGCCACCAGTTCCGCCTTGCACGCAACCGCGCCGGTCGGCGCCACGCCGCTGGTGCGCGATGAAGCGGTGGTGTTGCCGGTGACATGGGTACCGTCCTGGCTGCCGATTTCCGTGCCGGTGTTGTCATACCAGCCGATGCGCATCCACGCCGCGCCGTTCGGCCCGCCAGCACCGGCGATCTGGCAGGTCATCGTCATGATGTCGCCCGGCTGCACGGGATTGAAAGCGCTGTTGCGCAGCGCCGTGGTGCCGTCACCCGCATAGGTATGCACCACACAGGTGGGAATGAGCGTGCTTGGCGAGCCGGTGCTGGCTGCCGCCCATTCCGCCGCGAAATCAGGTGTCCACCCATTCAGGCCGTTGATGAAATTTGCATTCATCACCACCGGATAGACCGAGCCCGGCAGGCGCGTCTGGTCCACCATGATGTAATCGGCTGCGTTCACCGGCACGCTGCCGACGCCCTTGGCATTGATCGCCGTGACGCGCGCGGCATAGATGCCAGGCGATGCGCTTTGAATATCCAGCGACAGCGCCTTGGAGTTGACCGTCACCCAATCGCCGTTGTCCTTGCGCCATTGCACGCGGTAGCTCACCGCATTGGCGGTGGCGGCCCAGTTGATCGTCAGCAGCACCGACGCCAATACGGTGTGCGCGGTTTCCGATGAAGTGATGGTGACGCTCGCCGGCCCCGGTTGCGTGCTGGGCGGTATAGCACTCACCGGCGGCACGCTGATCGGGTCGCCGAAATCGATCGCGTCGAACTTGCTCGCGTTGTGCAGCACCGCAGTGACGGTAAAGCTGATCTTATCGGTGTCAGGGGTGGCGTCCTCCAGGATGCCAAGCACGCGGTAGGTTTCCGCGGTGAGCGTGCTGCTCTCCACTACCCACACGCTTTCCGCACGGGGTGCTTCGCTGAAGCCGGGCGCCGCCACGCTGATCACCGCACCCGCCACCGCAGTGACCGCGTGGGTTTCGGTCACGCCGGTGGAGAGCGTGCAGGTGAGCGAGTCGCCCACTGCGACGGTCGGCGCGGCATCCACCGTGATCGCCGTGGTGGTTGCGGCATGGATGCGCCCGGCCTGGCGCTTGCCCACCCGCGCCGGGTCGGAGATCCGGATGATCTGCCCCGGCGCCACGTTTACCAGGCCGTCCAGCCCCATCTTGAAGGTGACCGTGCCGGTTTCCAGGCGGCTGGTGTAAAGCGTCCACAGCCCGATGCGATGCGCCTGCCCCTGGCTGGTGCAGCCGAACCCGGTCACCGGCGTGGTGAGCACGCCGTAGCGTGCAATGCCGGTGTCATCGGGTACGTATTCGACCTTGGCGCGCCCGAAATCATTCGGGTCGTTCCAGCTCACCAGCGCCACCGTCCAGCGCGTGGACAGGCCGCTGCCCTGATAGGTGAACTTGCCGCCGATCACGTTGGCGGCGGTGAGGGTGTAAACCGGATCGCCGGGCATGTCCGCGACGGCCTGGATGGCACCGCCGGCCCAGTAGCTGATGCCGCGAAACACACTGCCGATATCCTGCAGCACCTTGTACGCGTCGGCCTGCGACTGCAGGTAGACCGTGCAGGTCATGCGCGGCTCGGTGCCGCCGAAGCCATCGGGCACCAGCTCGTCGCAATATTGCGCGATCGTGTACAGCGCCCACTTGTTGATCTGCGCGGCGTTGACGTATTGCCCAAGGCCGAAGCGGTTGTTGATGACGATGTCGTAGAAGATCCACGCCGGGTTGTTGGTCCAGGCTGGCTTGAAGGTGCCATCCCAGGCGCCGGTGTAGATGCGCGTGGCCGGGTTGTAATTGCTGGGCACGCTGATGATGCGACCCAACAGGTTGAACGCGCGGGTGGGGATGGACGAGAACTGCGACGCATCCACGATCAGGCCGCCGTAGGCGCTGTTGGGATAGCGGAACTTCGCATCCACGATCTCGGTGTAACTCTCCACCGTGGTGGTATCGCTGACCGTGGCCAGGTGCTGGTTGGCGGTCAGCCTGCGCACCCGCACCGTCCAGCCGCTGGTCGCAGCCGGCAGGTCCAGCCGATGCGCGCGCTCGTATTTGCCGGTGGTCTTGCCGGTAAACGCGCTGGTCAGCATGGTCGCGAAACTGCCGCCGTCGGTCTGGATGTCAATCGCGTACTGGATGGTGTAGCCCAGGATGTCGCCGGTGGTGGTGTCCTCTTTTTGCAGGCTCGGCACGCTCAGCCGCACCCGTACCGCGCTCAAGGTGAGGTCAGTGAGCGCTTGCGTCCACGGCGTGATGTCGGTGAGTTCCAGCCCCACCGCAGTCTCGTTCTCCACATCCGGAAAGCCGGTCATGTAACTTTGCGATTGCGTGCCGGCGCGCGAATCGAACTGGATGTTCTTGAAGTTCAGCGAGCCATCGGCATTCGCCACCGGGGTGCCGTTAAGCGCCAGATCCTGCAGCACGTTGGTCGGGTGCACGAAACCCTGGATCTGGCCCTCGCTCCACAGATCCAGCACCCGCGCGTAGGCGATCGAGTGCAGGTTGTCGGGCGCCTCGATCGCGGCGTGCTGCGCGCTGCTGTCGCTGCCGCCGCCGGCGCCCTGGATGATGCGTTCGGGGTTCATCGCTGCTCGATCCGGCCGCGGTTGAGATCGCCGCCACCGCCGATGCCGCCGATTGCGGTGGAACCCGGGCCGCCGTAGGCGCTGGAGTGATCCGTCACGCTGATGCCGGCGCTGACCACTGCGCTGCCTATCCACATCGGGCCGCCCCAGAACCCCGGCACCGGGTGCCCTTGCGCCTCGGTGTTGATCGGCCCGTTGAACGCGTAGCTGGGCGTGTTGGCGGGGTTGTCTTTGGACGAAATCCCCTT